ATTGAAACAATTATTCGTCAAATTATGACGTGAAGAGGAACGATATCACGGCACATGAAGAACATGGAATAATCATCAATGGATATGTGGACTCCAAGCGGATTCAGGAAATCAAGGATCGACCGGCGCAGTTTAAAATTCTTGTCAACGTTCCAGGGCATCAAACCAAACCAGAGGTCGCAGTCAACTCTGCTGACTATGAAAAATTGAAGCCTGGTGATCCTTTCAAATGTACCGTCCGTCCTTACTCAAAAACCGGCATTTTCTGGACGGTAATCTGATGGACTCGGCCAAACGAATATTTCTGGGTGTCGTGTCCGGATTTTTTCTAATTATTTGCATTCTGGTGTCTTTATGAATCTTGGAATTGGTGGCGTTTGGCCCATAGTCGAGATGATTTTATTGGTTTACTCGGGGACTGATCCCGAAATGATAGCCATTTGTGATGCCTTTAATATTTTTTTCTCGCTGACTTTCACCGTTGGCGCCATGTCTTTTCTGTGTGTCATGTTGCTCTCGCTCATGGCAAGGAGTTGAAAAAATGGACTTAGTCGTTATTGCCGCGCTCGCCGGTGTCTTATGCGGGCTACTCATACCATTTGGCGCGATTCGTGCCATCACTTAAACCGGTCTTTAAGGCCAAGGAGTTTAGTCATGTTGAAACGTCATGCTATAGCTGTACCCTGTATTACAACCCTTGCCGCATTGGTTGCCGTTAATGCCCACGCCGCAATTACTTGGACAGGGGTGACCCTTAATACCGCAGATGTCGAGGGCTATATGGCCATTGCTGTTGTTGGTTTGGCCGTACTCTGGGGACTTCGGAAAGTCGTCAAAATGATGAATCGTAGTTGATCTCAAGGCAACTCCAAGTTTGACCCCGGTTCGGCTCTGCCGGCTGGGGTTTTTTTTTAAGGTGGGGAAATGATAAACCGAAAAAATACTTTTACGCTTGTTCTGCTTTTCCTGCTTTGCGCGTTTTACCCAGAAAATAACTTGATGGCAGCTTGGCCTGGCGCTTGCTCCGCGCTTTTCGTTATTACTACACCAGCTCAAAACTATATGCCCTGCCATCACATTTTGCTTCGCAGGCATTCCGAAGGGCATCACATTTATCAGGTTGTGGCGGTTGCGTAGGTGGGTTTGGAGTCACGCCAGGCACACATTCAGCACCCGTAAATGTCCAAGGACCAACGGTATACCCAGACCCATCGGAAGCATACTGATCAAGTATAATCGGCCCTGATGGTTTAGCCAAACAACCATCCTCACAAATTCCAACTGGCTGATAATATTGTGCATTGTATGGCAAGCCAACCAAAATAGGTTCACTGTCCTGGTTTATTCGTGCGCCACACTTTGGCACAAGTGAACAGTTGGAATATTGCGTGTTGATGGAATCGTAGCTGGTGGCAGGAATCGCCCCGAGTGGGCTGGCGGAGAAAATACCATTATTTGGTCCTGCGGAGGTTCCTGCTGTAGTGTTTCCCACAAAGATTTTCATGCTGACCTTCAGTAAATTGTATTGTTGAAAGCTTGTGCTAAAGTTCCCCCAATCTGGACAGGTCTGCAGAACCGAAACTAACGGTATGATATTGTCGGCCCTTGTCGACACAGTGTTGTAATCCACAACGTTTCTCATCTTTGAGATCGTATCTCTTCCATAGACGGCTTTTTCTATTGCTGGTTGATATGCACGTTTTTTCTTCCTAATGCTTTTCTTCCTTGAGGCGTTAATGTAACTTCTGCGGGCTCCCGCTCTTTCCATCTCCATGAATAGTTCCTGTTTTCTACCTAAGATATATTGTGTTTGTTGTTGATCTTGTGATCCGTAATATGCGCCTGCCGGCTGAGATTGCCAAACGGTTGATTGACTCGTTTTAGTAAATTTTAATTTGTAATTATAATTTCATTAGAATTTATCAGGGTTTTATAGTCGTCTGATAAATTCGGTGACACAGGGTCACAGAGTCTCTAAGGTAATATTAAGACCATGTGTCGGCTGGCATATGGTCCTCTTAGAGACTCTATTTTTTCCCTGTGTGAGCTGTGTGTGTAAATAATGTATTTTCTAGTTTTTTTTTTATTGTAAGACGCTGCGCTCCCCAAACTCCAACATAAAACCAAACAACCATAATAAACAATCCTGCGCATCCACAAATTAACCAATCATGGAGAAATCATGAAACAATTCATTGAACAACAAATGGCTCAACGCGCTACAGCGTGGGAAGCCGCAAAGAAGATTCTTGATGTTGCAACCGCTGAGAAGCGTGACTTGACAGCAGAAGAAACACAGACATACGAGCGCATCAGCAAAGAACTTGAGGATCGCCAAGCAACAATCGAGAAGCTCCGCGCCGATGAGGCCCGTGAACTTCGTCTTGAAGCAGCAACTCGTGACATCGCAGACCAGGTTCGTCCAGTCGCTGATGCACCACGCGGTGTTCGTTCAGATGCAGAAGTTATCCGCTCGATGGCAAAAGGCGAACTTCGTTCGTACTCGTTTGAAAAGCGTGATGTTGTAAAGACATCCACTGGCGCACCAGTTCCAACATCTTTCTACGATCAGGTCATCATGCTTGCTCGTCACGTTGGTCCGATGCTCCAGACATCAACTGTATTGAACACCGCATCGGGTGAGAATCTTCAGATTCCATCACTTGCTCAGTATTCAACCGCAGCAATCACAGGTGAAGGCACAGCAATCGCTGAATCAGATCCAGTGTTCAACTCGTTCATCACACTTGGTGCATACAAGTATTCGTTCCTTGTTCAACTCTCAACAGAGTTGATCGAAGACAGCGGTGTCGACATCTTGTCATTCTTGGCAGATCAAGTCGGCAACGAACTTGGCTTCCGTGTCAACGCAGCGTTGACAACTGGTTCAGGCACAAACCAACCAAAAGGTATCGTCGCAGCAGCAGCTGCCGGCGTAACTGGCGGAACGGGTGTGTCGGGTGCGTTCACAGCAGACAACTTGATCAGCCTCGTCTACTCGGTAGACACAGCAGGTCGTCGTCTTGCAGGTTCGGGCTTCCAGATGAACTCGAAGTCAATCGCAGCAATGCGTTCGTTGAAGGACACCGCAGGCAACTACGTCTTCGCACCAGCACTCAATGCTGACGCACAAGACTTGCTCCTCGGATACCCTGTATACGAGAACCCAGCAATCGTTGACACAGCAGTTAGCGCGAAGTCGGTAATCTTCGGACACCTTCCTTCGTACTATGTTCGTCAAGTTGGCGGCATCAAGTTGGATCGAAGCGATGACTTCGCATTCAGCTCAGGCCTTGTTACCTTCCGCGCAACAATGCGTGTTGACGGCAACTTGCCACAAACATCACATGTCAAACACTTCATCGGTAACGCTGCTTAATTAGAGCAACCGATAAAAAGACATGACAGTCCGCAAGGACTGTGACTAGGATTAAGTCCACGGCCATTTCGTGCAGGGTTGGCCGTGGACTTTCCATTTCTCTGCACTATTCTTAGGAGGATCATGTGGCAAACCGTAATAGTCAAAGGCATACCGGTGGAGATGCCAGGGTATTTAGCGGAGCGTTTGCTCCGAGCGGGCGTAGCGCACTCGTTGGAGGTGTCCGACCTACCAATCCCGACAGACTCAGAGTCCTCTGGTACAGCAATGCTCCATGGGCTTCCACAGGATACGGACAGCAAACCGCGCAAGTCATCCAAAGGCTTGCGAAAGAAGACCACCAAGTAGCAGTCCACGCGATGTACGGCCTGTCAGGCGCGACATCAACTTGGAATGGTTTCAAAATCTATCCGCAAGGACTCGCAACATACAGCGACGATGTCGTTGTTGCGCACACTATGGAGTGGGCGAATCAGGATCTGTCGACACCGACGTTGATGATGACTTTGTTTGATGTGTGTGTGTCGGCTGTGCCGATACGAAGAGCAGCCTTGATCTGGTTGCGTGTGGCGTAGCCGTTAGTGATGGTCATGGTCTTCCTATCCTACTCAACAATCAACAATTCGTGAGATGGTTGCAGTCGGAAGAATCTTACTCCATACAGTTCACGCAACTTGCCGACCACCACACCGAACTGCTGACGCCAACCATCCATCGCACCATTCGACTTCTGATATCCAGCGAAGTTCTCTTGCCCATCTATCAATCCCAAGTCAACGCCGACAAGGTTGATTTGTGACGCACCCATGTAGCAGGCAAGGTGCATCGCGATATGTGCCGAAGTGCCGCCACAAACCAGCACATCAGGGTCGGTCGGCCAACCAGCCTCAGGGTTCCAGAACGGTTTGTGTGGACGGAACGTCACATTGTTGCCGACACCGACATGAGTGGCAGTCATGTCTGATGCCTCAAGATTCATGTCGGGACAGACAACGATGATGTGCGGATAGTCGGCGACATTCTTTGCGACAACTGGATGATGTGTCGAATAGTTTGTCGCCACATAGAAGTCGGCAAGTCCGAACACATACCCGACCTCGTTGATAGCGACCACAGTTTTGCCTTCAAAGAACTGTGGTGTCACCCATCCCATACTTGGACCAGATCCACACACCCAAATCGTT